AAACAAAAAACATTGAAAGAAAGATAGCAGAAAAAATCCTAAGAGAAGCAAGGATGGAATACAGCTTTCTACCACCACAAGATATTTTTAAGGAACAAACAAAGGTTGTCAACAAAATAAACAACACCTTGTCTCCTTCTGTGTTTTCTAACTTTGTAAAAAACTACAAGGATCTTGCATCTATATATCAAGTTTTCAACAACTCCACACCTATAAAAAACAGAGTTCTTTTAGAAGAATTTTTGATAGAAATGATGAGCAGCAATGAAGAAAAAAAAGAAAAAGAAATGAAACCGCTTGATCGTCTTACTTACAACACTTTTATCAAAAAATTTAATAAAAAGTACTCTGATGTGTTATTGAAAGAACAAAAAGATCTTCTTACAAACTACCTTATTTCCTTTAGCGACGATGGGTTATCTCTAAAGATCTTCTTAAACGAAGAGCTTGCAAGGATAAAGGGCAAAATTCAAGATGTTCTTGAGCTGAAAGAAATAAAGCAAGACAAGAGCATGAAAGACAAAACAAATAAAATTTTAGAAAAACTCGAACTATTTAGACAAAAAGAGTTTGATATAGAGATGATAAATGAACTATTAAAAGTTCAATACTTCTTGGATGAAGCAAACAAAAATTAAAAATATGAAAATTGTAATAAAGCCAAAAGACGATTCAAGCGAAGAAATCTCCTCACAAGAGGAAATGGCACAAGAACAACCAAAACAAACAGTTCTTTCTAAACCTCCAATGAACGTCACGTTAAATGTCAGAAGAGGTTTAGATGGTAGGCTGATCATAAGAGACCATGATCATATAGATATTGTTTATTTGCCTGAAAAAAAGAAAATCATAGCTTTTGCGAAACAAGATTACTCAGATATAACTTATGAAACCCAAGATAGGCTTTTTGATTTTCTTGTAGATAAGGGTATTTGTATGCCTGAAAGTATACAGGCTGGAAATGTTTATGGATCCCTCGAAGCAAACGTGTTGGTGCCAAAAGATGAAATACCGTTAGAACATCTTCTTTCTATGAATTTAGAAAAATGGCTAAAAAGTGAAAAACCTGCTTTAGATGCAGATGAGAGATATAAAAAAGAATTCGAAAAAACACTAACAGATCCAAGTGAAGAAGAAAGTACAGAACTTGGAGAAGTTCCACAAGAAGAGGATAAAGGATCAATACCGAGATATGCGTCACGAAGATACATAGGAGGATGGTGGTAGTAATGAAAATAACAAAAAAACAATTGCAAGAAATCATAAAAGAAGAGCTTGCAAATTCACTTGAAGAAATAAATGCAAGAAATTTCATAACAAAAGGAATGGAAAAACTAAAAACACCATTTGGTGGAAATGTATATTGGAGACAAAAAGCAGGTTATGAACCATCCAAGCCTCCTCCACCTGTTGATCAAAAAAGAGTCATAGAGCTAACTTCTAAGTTTATCTCACAGTTTCAGACAGAACTAATGAACAATCAAAGGTTCAAAAATACGCCTCTTTATAAGAAAGTCATTGTTCCCTTGCAGGAAGATATCACAACAGATCAAGAAAAGGCTTTTATAAAAGACCTCACAAGAGACATTAAAATAAAAAAAATAACAGTACCTGAGATAGTGCAGAGTATACAAGCTATTGCAAAAGATCCTGAATTTCGTGGATACATCACCTCTCTTTCAGATGATGCAGAAAAAGTTTTTGGTTTAGAATCACAACAGGATGCTCCATCTTCACAACAGCCAGCAGCACAACAACCAGCAACAGCACAACAAACACCATCAACACAACCAGCAGCAGCACAACAATCATCAGCACAACAAGGCGATGATTTTGATATCGATGAAGGAACACCTGTAGAATTTGCTGTTAATGATTTAAATAAATTTTTAATTGATAAAGGCTCAGTAGATTTGATACAGTTATTATCGTCCGATAAAGGAGTCGAATTTACCAGAAAAATCAAAGATGATATGCTAAAATCCGATAAGCAAACCTTCGAAATTTTTGAGCAGAACCAAGAAACAGAACAGCTTTTCATTATAAGTGCCATAAACGATCTGGTTGGAGATAATGTAACACTAAAAGAAGAACTTTTAAAACTACTTCTTCAATGGTCAGATAACAAACCTGAAGTAATAGTCAATTCACAAGAGTTAAAAAATGAACTTCAAAACATACAACAAGCTCAGCCAGAAGAAGAGCCACCAGAATTACCATCGGCACAACCAGCAGCAGGACAAGCAGCGCCAACAGATCAAACACAGCCAAATTTTGCCTCTTCACAAGGAGAAGAATTTGTTGATAGTGTGATCAGATGGGGTAAAAGAAATTTGAAAGACATAAAACCCTTTCAGCCTTTATTAGACAAAATAAGACAAATGTTTGCAAGTGAAAAAGCAATTTTTCGTGAAAATCAAATGCCTGGATTAAATATAAGGGCAGAACTAGAGAAAATAAACGCCCCAGAAGAAGATAAAATAAAGTTACATGGTTTTATAAAAAAACTTTCTACTTGGTACAGCGAACAAAGAACTTCCGAGTTTAACCCAGTAAAAGTTATTTCGTCAATGCGAGATATGGAACAAACAACGAAAATAGCAAGAGATGAGCTTTCAAACAAGTCGTCAAAATCACCAAACGTTCAACAAGGACAACCAACAGAATTGTCTTCAACAAGTAATTTGTTTGTAAAAAAAGATAATTATCCAATAGAATTAGCAAAATACAAAGAAATCATAAAACCAAATAACGAAGTTGCTTTCCGAAAAGTGATGAACTTTCTGTTTAAAAAAGGTCTATTACTAAGACCGCCAGAAAGAGAAATGAGCTTAAATGAACAAGAGCAACAAATAAATAATGTAAAACAACCTCTTGTTCTTGTTCAAAAATTAGCACCAGAAATCAAAGGCCAGCAAGGGCTAAGATTTTACTTGATGCCACTGATGCAGACTCTTGCACAAATGCCTAAGACTGAGGATAAAGTTGGTTACAAAGATTCATTTCCTATTTTTTGGAAACTTTTTCAGATGAAGCGACTATACCTACCAGCCGACTGGAAGCAGACCGTATCAAACCCAAAATTTGTCAACGTAGGTGAAATAGATAGAGAAAGACAAAGACAAAAATTTACACAAGATCAACCAATGGACGAAAGTTTGGCAGAATCACGTCGTTGGCAAAAACTTGCAGGCATCATAAAGGACTAAGTATGGATTTGATTTTCTTTGTATTATCTTGTTTTGGACTAACACAGATCCTTTGTTATGGAAAGATCTTTGATACAGTTCGACCAACTACAGGAAAGTTAGGAGAATTATTTTCTTGTAGTATGTGTACTGGTTTTTGGGTTGGTTTTGCCTTGTCTGCTTTAGAACCACTTTTTGGCTTGTTTGACCTGTGTAATTCACCTTTTGATCCTATTTTGTTGGGTTTCTTATCTTCCGGTACTACTTATATATTAGACAAAGTTGTGTCTGATGAAGGCATAATGATAAAAAAGGGGTGATTACAATGTTTGTTACAAAAAAATGGATGCTTCCAGTCTGCCGCCGTTGTTGTAAAGGCAGCATAATAGCAGCGCGGAGCGCGCTTTTGTTTTGTTAAAAATAACGAGGATATATCAATGGAAATAGATAAAGACACTATAAAAACCCTAATACTTGAATCTTTGGAAGATTCGCTAAAGGAACAAGAAAATATGTCAATGGGCAATGGCGAAGAAGAACTTTCTGGTTGGCAGCAGTTAGAAAGTTCAATCGAAAAACTACAAAAAGAGATTGCCTCCCTAAGAGACGAAAATGAATCTCTTCGCAAGCAACTGGATCAAAAAAGAGATCAAATGTCTGCACCTCCTTCTAGGGAACAAGTCGCCATGCAAGAATCTTTTCAGATCAGAAGAAGTCGTCTTGCCGAAATCGTAAAAGAAGAGATGAAAAAAGCAAAAGACCAAGGAATTCTTTAAAATGAAGCAGTACCTGTTAAGAGAATACTATGAACTCTGCGAAGGAGGGATCTGCCAAGACTTCCTTACCGAAGCAGAGAAACTACAAGTTAAAAACGGAGCGATGTACTTAACAGGTGTCATGCAGCGAGCAGATGCTAAAAATGGTAATGGTCGAGTATATCCTCGTCACATCCTAAAGCGTGAAGTTGAAAATTATAAAAAATTAATTGGCGAAAATCGTGCTTTAGGAGAACTAGACCACCCTTCAGATGGCGTCATAAACCTTAAAAATGTTTCCCACATGGTAAAAGACATTTGGTGGAACGGCGATGATGTCATGGGTAAAATTCAAATCCTTGATACCCCAGCAGGCAAGATAGCAAAAGATCTAATCAATAGCGGCGTCACTCTTGGTATCTCTTCTCGTGCCATGGGAAGTGTTAGTGAAACACAAGGTATCACTATGGTAGAAGACGATCTACAGCTTGTTTGTTTTGATCTTGTAGCAGAACCTTCTACCAACAAAGCATTTATGTATATGGCTGAAGCAAAACAGCCACTACAAGTAACAAAAGCAGATCGATTAAACAGACTATTAAATGAGATAGTGGGAGAGTAATGAAACGACAAGATTTAAAAGATCTAATTAAGCCGCTCGTAAAAGAGTGTATGGAAGAAAGCGTAAGAGAAATTGTGCTTGAAAGCGGCCTTCTTTCTCAAGTTATAAGTGAAGTCGTCAAAGGAATGTCTCCACTTATAACAGAAACAAAAGTGGAGCAACCACAAGAAGAAACCTCTGCCCCTTCTCGTTATGCAGAGGTTTTGCAAAAAAGCGAAAAAACCAAACTAAGCGAAACACGCAAGCAACTAATGGATACCATTGGTAAAACCAGCTACGGTGGAGTGAATATATTCGAAGGTATATCTGAAACAATCCCAGATGAACCACAATCAACATCAACAAATCAAGCCAATCCTATGAAAGGCATACTTGCAACAGACGCAGGAGTGGACATAAGTGGGCTTTTTGATTTCAATAAGGCCAGTATATTGGCAAAAAGAAAGAGAGATACATAGTGATAACAGTAGAACTAAGCAGAGGTGAATCACAGGAAGCACTTATAAAGAGATTTTTAAGAAAAGTGAAAAAAAGTGAAATCCTAAAAGAGGTCTGGGAAAGAAAGCATTATACGAAACCAAGTGTTAAAAAGCATGAAAAAAACAGAAAACGTAAAAGAATATTGGAAAAGTTGCAAAAGGAGCGAGAAGCAAGTGATGTTTAGTATTTTTACATACTATTTAGTCTCATAACAACAAAATAAGCGGAGAAAAGTCATAATGAATTCAAAACTTCTTGAAGAAGCGATAATAGACGCAGAAGCTTTGCGTGAAGCCGCACTAAAAAGTGCAGAACAGGCAGTATTAGAAAAATATGCACCTGAAGTCAAGACAGCAATAGAAAATCTTTTAGAACAAGAAGATGTTATGGCTGGAGGAGCTATGCCTCCACTTGGCGGTGATTTATCAGCAGCAGCAGCAGAAGATACTTTAAATGCTCCTCCTTCCTATACAGAAGGGGAAGAGCTTTGTCCCTGCCCTGATGATGATGAAATTGTCACTATTTCTCTTGCTGACTTAGAAGATACCATAAAAAAAACAATAGCAAATACCGCAAGGGCTAATGCCGGCCCAACACCGGAAGAAGAGATGCCTATGGATATGGGAATGGAAACCGGTACAGAAGAGATGCCAGAAGAAATCCCTCCTCCAGAAGAGGAAGAAGAAGCTCCATTAGCCTTACAAGAAGACTTTGAAATCAGCGAAGACTTAATTGCTTCTATTCTTGCTGAAAGTGAAGAAGAAGTAATGGAAGAGGAAGAAACCTTAGAAGAAAAAAAAGAAAGCGAAGCAAAGTCTGGGGAAGAAAACGAAGACGGAAGAGAAGAAGAAAATAAAGAAATGATGGAGGAGAACAAGTCCCTATCAACCCAGAATTCTAAACTATTAGTTGAGCGTAAGAAAACAATTAACGAGAACAAGCTCCTAACAGAAAAACTCACAAAGCTCTTAGAACAACATAATAGGTTGTTAGAAGAAAATAGGGAGTTCAAAGACACCCTAACACAAGTTTCACAGCGTTTAGAAGAAACCAATCTATTAAACGCTAAATTGCATTACAAGAACCAAACTCTTGGTAGCGTCTCCTTGAATGAGCGACAAAAAAATAAAATTGTCGAAGCTATTTCCCAAGCTGGTTCAGTCGATGAAGCCAAAATGGTATATGAAACCCTTAGCAGCGCAGTGGGCTCCTTTGATAGCAGAGGGCCACAATCACTGAGTGAAGCAGTAGAGAAAAAGGGCGGACTAACCTTAAAGCCTCGTCAAAAGGAAAACAGCAATTCAAACCCTTTGTATAGCAAATGGCAGAAAATTGCTGGTATTAAGAAATAGTCAAAATCATTTAAGGAGATAAAGATGACTTTATTAAAAAAATTAACAGAGGGCGTAGTAGATCGCGATCTTTCTAAGGAAGGCGCAGCACTACGTGCTAAATGGGAAGGCACTGGTCTTCTCGAAGGTCTCGATAGCGAGACTACTAAAAATGGTATGTCAGTTCTTTTAGAGAACCAGGCCAAGCAGCTTCTAAAAGAGGCTTCTTCGATGGCTGCTGGCGACGTAGAAGGTTTTGCTGCTGTAGCATTCCCAATCGTTCGTCGTGTATTCGGTTCACTTATTGCCAATGATCTTGTATCAGTACAGCCAATGAGTCTACCATCCGGCCTCATCTTCTTCCTAGACTTCCAGTACAGCGATGATGGTCGTGGTGGACTTGGTGGTGCCAACCCAGACTCACTATTTGGTGGTGGTGTTCTTGGTAGCCAGATCACTGGTGGTGTAAGCCTAACCGGTGACAATGCAGAGAAATCATTCTATAATATGAACAACGGTTATACTTCTGCTACCGGTAGCGATAGTGCTACCCTAAGCCTTATCGCTTCAGGTACCATTGGTTCGAACCTTTCTGTAACCCTTGGTTCAGTAACCACAACCCTTGACAAGCTTTGTCGTTTTGACCCAGATCTTGTTTCAGGTACAACCAATGTGGCCCTATTTACTGTTCCAGTATCATCACTTGATCAGCTAAATCGTTCTGACCTTGTAGCCATCTCAGCTTCATTGCCAAGTGGTTCACTTGTTCGTCGCTTAACTGCCAAGTGTGATAGCAACGGTGCTGATGCAACCGGTGATGTGTTCACACACGTTCGTCTTGTTGTTGCTTCAGATACTCTTGCTTCAACCGCTCTTGATGATAATGCTGGTTCACGTACTCTCTCATGGCCACAGGATGACGATCTCACCAATGCAAATGCTCTTGGTGCTGTCAAGGGTACAACTGATTGGGCTCTTGAGAACCAGGGTGATTTACCAGAAATTGATGTCAAGATCGACAGCGTTGCTGTAACTGCCAAGACCAAGAAACTCAAGGTCAAGTGGACTCCAGAACTTGGTCAGGATCTAAATGCTTATCACAATCTTGATGCAGAAGTAGAACTTACTTCAATTATGAGTGAGCAAATTGCTCTTGAGCTTGATCGTGAAATTCTCGAAGATCTTATCAAGGGTGCTACTGCTGCTACCTTCTACTGGTCACGTCGTCCAGGTCGATTCCTTGATCGCTCAACTGGTCTTGCTATCAGCACAAGCGCAAATGAGTCACTACTTGGTGCCGACTTCACTGGTAATGTATCAGAGTGGTATGAGACCTTGCTTGAGACCGTTAATGATGTTTCTGCTCAGATTCACCGTAAGACACTACGTGGCGGTGCTAACTTCCTTGTCTGCGGACCAGAAGTTGCTTCTGTCCTTGAGATGACCGCTGGTTTCCGTGCCAAAGTTGCACCAGATGATGACGCTGGTATGGCTGGTGCTGTAAATATTGGTAGCGTTAGCAAGAAATGGGATGTCTATGTAGATCCTTATTTCCCACGCAATGTTATCCTTGTAGGTCGTCGTGGTTCTCAGTTCCTCGAAAGTGGATATGTTTATGCTCCATATATCCCACTACAGGTCACTCAAACCATCTTTGGTGTAGAGGACTTTGTGCCACGTAAGGGTGTAATGACGAGATATGCAAAAAAGATGGTTCGTCCTGACATGTACGGCTTAGTGGTGATCCAAGACCTTCTAGGTTAGTTTAAAAATTAATTTAGTCAAAAAAGCCCCTTTACAGGGGCTTTTTTGTTTTTTAAAATACTTATTTATATGCAAGCAATTTATCAAATACGTAATAAAATAAATAATAAACTTTATATTGGAAGTACAAATAATGTACGAAAAAGATGGAATAACCATCGTAGTAAATTAAATAATAAAATACATGAAAATTCATATTTACAAGCAGCTTGGGACAAATATGGAGAAAAAAATTTTGAATTTTCTATACTTGAACAAGTTACAGATCAAAACAGAATAGAAAAAGAAATATTTTATTTACAAGAAACAAAAAGCTACGAAAGAAATATAGGATATAATTTTGATAAAAACCCAATAGATAAAAGTGGAAAAAATAATCCATTTTATGGTAAAACTCACTCTAAACAAACAAAAGAGAAACTTAAAATAATAGCACACAATAGAAGTGAAGAATTGAAAAAGAAAATGGGAGAAAAAAACAAAGGAGATAAACATCCTAGATCTAAATTAGATTGGAATAAAGTGAGGATAATAAGATTATTATACTCTCAAGGCGAAGAAACATATAGAAGTTTATCGCTAAAATTTAATGTTGCTAGAAGTACTATACAAGCAATAGTAGAAAAAAAATCATGGAAAGAATAGATTAAGCTTATTTTTGTTATCGTACAGGATCTACTCGGCTAGTTTTGAGTTTTTCCTAATAAAAAGCCCCCTCGAAAGGGGGCTTTTTTTATTTGTGCTATTTACAAAGGAGTGATAACGTGCTATGCTGATGTAGAGGACAAAAAATGACAACTTGTAAAATTTGTGATAAACAACTTAAAAGCGCAGCAGCTTTGGCTGGTCATGTTGGAGCAGCACATAAAATGTCGGTTCAAGAATATATTGTTTTAACAGAGTATAATGGAAACGCTCCTAAATGCAAGGCTTGCGAGAATGCCCCTTCTTTTATTAGAGGAGAAAATAAGTTTAGAACTTATTGTAAAGAACACGCTAATCTAGGAAGGGCAGAGTGGTCTAAAGAAAATATGCCATTTGATCCAGGATGGAAACGTGGACTAACAAAAGAAACAAATAGTTCAATTCGCTCTCATTCAGAAAAGATGAAAGGAGAACAAAACCATTTTTATAAAAATATGCCACGTCATATAATAGAAAAAGCAGCAGAAGCAAGAAAAACAAAATGTTTGTTAGGAAATGAGCGATTCATAGAAAGAGCGCAAGAAAAGTTTAAAGACAGATATGATTATTCAGAAATAGAATATGCGCACTCAAAAGATAAAATAAAAATTTTATGTAAAGAACATAATTATTTCTTCTTTCAAAGGCCGAATGATCATTTAAGTGGATATATTGGATGCCCTAAATGCTCTGGCTCTGGCTTTTCTAAAGCTGAAAAAGAAGTGGTTGAATGGCTACGTGATGTTTATGACGGGGAAATAGCGGAAAACACAAGAAGCATTATCGCACCAAAAGAATTAGACATATACCTTCCAGAAAAAAACTTTGCTATCGAGTATAATGGTCTTTATTGGCACAGTGGAGAGCGTATTGATAAGCGGACACATTTAGATAAAACCATTTCCTGTAGGGAAAAGGGAATAAAACTTTTTCATATATTCTCCGACGAATGGGAGTATAAAAGGGACATTGTAAAATCCATGATTCTTCACCGTTTAGGAATGTCAATGGGAATCGTATATGCTCGCAAATGCGAAGTGAGAAAAGTAGAAAAGGAACAGGGAAGGGAGTTTTTTGAAAAGTGCCATATTTCAGGTGATAACCGTGCAAGTGCTTATTTTGGACTGTTTTATGGTGATAGGTTGCGAGCTTGTCTTTCTTTGAAAAAGCCAATTCAAAAAAAGTATAAAAACTCAATAGAAATAGCTAGATTTGCTACTGGACTTTATACCTCTGTTCCTGGTGGTTTCTCCAAACTATTTAAAGTGGCAAAAGAATGGGCAAAGAGTAATGGTTTTCAAAACATTCTTACCTATGCCGATATGAGATTTGGAGAAGGCGAGGTATATAATAAAGAATTTAAACTTGTAGGCTCTACCCCTGTTGATTATTGGTATACCGATGGTGATACAAGAGAGTTTCGTTTTAAATACAGAGCCTCTGCGGGTCTTACAGAAAGACAAGTGGCAGAAAAAAATAATGTTTGGCCAGTGTATGGTTGTGGTTCCAAAATATATCTTTTAAGCATAGCATAGCACTACTTATAGTAAAGAGGTGTTATGTTATGGAAATATTTTTTATTCTTTGTCTTACTGCTGGTTTCTTTTCAACTGCAATAGGACTGCCGTTAGCCCATTTGCTTTGGAAAAAGTATAAAAGGCCAGGTGAGTCCATCCCTGGATGGAACACAAGACAAGAAAGTGTTGAAGGCTTATTTGATCCCAAAGATGTAGCTATTGTTCTTGCCGAATTTGAAAGAGCATGGCACGAAATTATAGATAAAAGAGATGTACGAAAGGTTCTTGACAATGTCAATATATATTGGAAAAGCGAACCTATCGATTTAGGAATGGAATATAAAGTTGGCGGAAAAACATTCTCAAAGGCAACCGGGATTACAAAAAATAAAAAGGATACAGATGTTTGGATATACGATTATTACTATCAGACAATCAACGACAAAAAGATAAAAATTCAAAAAAACAAAAAAGAACTAAAGCTTTATTCAACAGCACTTGTTCATGAGCTTATACACATAGTTCTTTGGAATCTAGATGGAAATCCAGATGCCGATCACGAAGGCGAAGTTCATGGCAAGACATGGACAGAAAAGCATTCCTATTTAGAAAGAGAGGTCAATAACAGACTAAGGGATAAAGATATTTAGTTTACTACTTATATAAAAGAGGTGCCAATTGAATGTCTTATCCAACACTAACTCCACAAAGCCAAGTAAGTGCTATTGTGCTTCCATCAACAGGAAGCACTGCTAATGTTGCAAACAGTTTGCCATTTGGTGTTTACGTATCTGACCAGCAATTTCTTTCAGGCGCTTCAGATCAGGTAGCATTTACCTATAAGATGTTAGGCGGCGATGTTCTTGACATAGAACTAACAGAACACAATGTATATTCTGCCTATGAAACCGCAACACTTGAATACTCTTATATTATCAACATTCATCAGTCAAAAAACGCACTACCTAACGCATTAGGAAACACTACAGCTTCTTTTGATAGTGATGGTGAAGTTGTATCAGGTAACGATATTTCTCAAAAATTGCCATCATTTGATATCGGCTATGTAAAGCAGATTGCTACAAAAACTTCAGAAGAAGCAAATGTAGGAGGAAATCTTACTCACTTTAGTGCCTCTATAGATGTTGTCCAGGGACAGCAAGATTACAACTTGCAAGATATCATCTATAATCAGTCACTTGATCCTTCTTCGTCTTTTTACAACCTTGTTGGTGGCAAAAAACTAAGCATAAGAAAGGTCTATTACAAATCTCCTCGCGCTATGTGGAGATTTTATGGATATTATGGCGGACTAAACACCGTGGGTAATCTTTCTACTTATGGACAGTACGCAGATGATAGTACTTTTGAAATAATTCCGGCTTGGCAAAACAAACTTCAAGCAATGAGCTACGAAGATAACATTTACACACGCATTTCTCACTATTCATACGATCTTCGCAACAATGTGTTAAGACTCTTTCCTTACCCAGAAAGCGAAATACCAAAGATTTGGATAGAATTCGTAATACCAACAGACTCTACAGTTCAGCCAACCACTGGTTCTGCTGCTGTAGACTCTAAAATTGATGGCGTGAACAACATGAATAGCTTGCCGTTTGGTAATATACCATATAGCAAAATAAACTCAATAGGTAAACAGTGGATTCGAAGGTACGCTCTTGCCATTTCAAAAGAAATGTTGGGGCAGATAAGAAGCAAATTTTCAACTGTTCCAATTCCAGGTGAAAGCATCAATCTTAACGGTGGTGACTTGTTAAGTCAAGCAAAAGAAGAACAAAATTCTTTGAAAGAAGAACTGAAAACAATTCTTTCGGAAATGACTTACGATAAGCTTTCAGAGCTTACTGCAGGAATGACTGAGAATGCTACTAAAGTTCTTGAGAAATTTCCTCTAAATGTGTTTGTGGGGTAATAAAATATGGCAGAAAAATGGGATAGACCCTCACAAGTTCCTCCACCTCTTTTTCTTGGAAAAAAAGAGCGCGATTATGCAAAACAGGTAAATGATGAGATTTCAGAAAGAGTTGTCGGACAAACAATTCTATATTATCCAATAGACATATCCTCTACGAACTTTCACCCTCTTTATGGAGAAAGTATTCAAAAAAGTTTTTTGCCACCTGTAAGAGTATATGCTCTTGTCAAATGGGATGGACAAGAGTCAACTACTTCAAACTATGGCCTTGATAGACAGACAAAAATAACTGTTAATTTTCATAGAAGAAGATTGACAGAAGACCAAGATCTATATGTAAGAGAGGGAGATTTTGTTCTTTATGCAGATCAATATTTTGAGATAGTTAAATTGTTAGAACCAAGACTTCTTTTTGGTCAACAAGAACACAAATTTGAAATTTCAGCACAATGTATCAATGCAAGACAGGGAGTTTTCCCCGAAATGGATATTGATAGGTAAACACGATGACAGAAATAGACAAAAAATCACAACTTCCATATGAACCATCCAAGATAGAAAATGTTGACATGGCAATATATAATTGGCTCGACAACAGCTTAGATCTTCATTGTGATACAAATCGAGGTTGGAAAAAGACTCCTGTTATATGGGTAACAGGAGAACGTTCTTGGCAGGTAAAAAATAAAAAAGAGTTACGAGATGACAGCAACAACTTCATCTTGCCAGTAATAACCTTAGAAAGAACTGATATCTCAAAAGAAAAAGATAAAAAAGGTAAATATTGGGGTGATGTAAGACCTTTTAATGATGAAAAAGGTGGCTCTATTGCTATTCACCGAGTTATAAAGCAAGACAAAACTGCAAACTTTGCTAATGCTTCATCAAAAAGATTAGTAGGACAACCAAACTTCAAAAGAGAAAATAACAAAATTATATACCAAACAAAATATGTGTCAATGCCCGTGTATGTTACAATGACCTATGTTGTAGACATAAAAACAGAATACCAGCAACAGATGAACACTCTGTTGCAGCCTTTTATAACTTTCACGGGAGCAACAAACTATTTTATTATAAAGGACGAAGGTCACAGGTACGAGGCTTTTGTAGAGCCAAACTTTTCACAAAAAAATAACATATCTGATTTGCAGCAGAACGAGAGATTATTCAATAGTCAAGTGACGATAAAGGTTCTTGCCCACCTTATAGGCAAGGGGCCAAATGATGAAAAACCAAAAGTATCTGTAAGAGAAAATATTGTTGAAGTTCAAATACCAAGAGAATATCTTGTTTTTGAGTAACAAAAAATAAATAATACAATGACTTTGAGTAAACAGCATACTATTTATTAGAGACAACTAAAAGTTATTTTATTTTTCGAGGAGAACACCAGAATGCCAGCAAAGAAATTTCGTTTTGTATCACCAGGAGTACAGGTAAAAGAGATTGATAAGTCTCAAATTTCAAGATTGCCTGCTCAAATCGGTCCTGTTGTAATAGGAAGAACTCTTCGTGGTCCAGGTATGGTACCTGTAACCGTAGGAAGTTATGAAGAATTTGTCGAAAAATTTGGAACACCAGATCGCGGTGTAGGCAATACCGATGTATGGCGTAATGGTAATACTACTGCACCATTGTATGCTTCTTATGCTGCTGAAGCATGGTTGAAGAATTCAACACCTCTTACGATGGTAAGACTATTAGGTACACAAGATTCAAATGCGACAACAACAGGATACGCTGGATGGGCTACAGCTAATCAAACTACTGACACTGATACTGCGCAAAATGGCGGTGCATACGGTCTTTGGGTTATACCAAGTGGTTCAAGTTATGCAAGTACAACAGGTTCTCTTGCTGCTGTTTTTTATCTAAACGAAGGTGGTGTAAGGCTTGTTGGTAATGTTCCTGGTGGTTCTACCTTAGAAAGTGGTAGTGGTGTGCTTATTCAAAGCAACGGAGACGATTTTGGATTCCGAATGCAAATCGTAGATGCTTCAACTGGTTCACTTGAAGATGTCACTTTTAACTTTAACCCAAATTCGTCTAAGTTTATTCGTAAAGTCTTTAACACAAATCCAACCCTCACAAATGCAACAATAACAGATTCAACTATCCAAAAAACATACTGGCTAGGAGAGACTTTTGAAACTTTCTTATCTGAAAGCCTTTCTGGTTCTTCTGCAAGCGCACAATCATTTGCTTTTATTGGTGCTCTAGAAAGCGGTTCTGTAAACCTTGGCGACCATGAAAATGTCCAAGCACAACCAGGAAAAACTGGTTGGATAATTGGTCAAGATCTTAATGCAAACACAAGCAGCTATAGTCCAGCTAACATGACCAAGCTTTTCCGACTTGTTGCAAGCGAAGGTCTTGGTGGAGACTGGGAACAAAACAATGTAAAAGTTTCAATTCTTGATATCAAGCCTCCTGTAAACCAGTTTGAGAAATATGGTACATTCACTGTAGCAGTAAGAAAAATTGACGATCTCGATTCAAATCCAGAGTTCCTTGAGGTATTTGCTGGTTGTAACCTTGATCCAAGTTCACCAAACTTTGTAGCTGCTCGTATTGGTGATAGAAGAATGGTGTGGAGCGAATCAGAAAAAAGACACAAGGAATACGGAGATTACCCAAACCTTTCAAGGTATGTTCGTGTAGAGTTAAGTCCTGCTGTTGAACAGGGAGGTGTAGAGCCAGCCCTTGTACCATTTGGTTTCTTTGGTCCACCACGGCTTAGTTCAGTAACAGTCAATAATGCTGGCAATATCGGAGGAAGCCAATTTCTAAGAGTTGCAAATGGCGTTATACCTCTTGCTCCTTCTGCAAGTCTTGCTAAAGGCGATATTGCAAACCTAAACGTGCAGTTAGATTTTCCAAGAATGAAGCTTCTTGTTTCTTCTTCCCAAGCTGGTGTGCCAGATATTACACAAGCTTATTTTGGTATTGTTCCTAACGCAGGCTTGTTAGGTTCACCACAGGCACGCTTAAGCGAAGATTTTATAGAACTAACAAGAGCAAAAGTAGAATCACTTAACTCTTATGATCCCACAGGATCTTTAGAAGCAAGTTTTATATTCTCGCTTGACGATGTTGTAGTAACATCATCAGCTACTCTTGGAACATATACATATTGGTCTTCTGGTTCTCGTGCTGCTGGCGATTCCCTTACAGCCAAGAGTGGTTCATATACAAACATATTAGATCAGGGACATGACAGATTTACCATGCCACTATTTGGCGGTGACAACGGACTTGATATAACAGAAAAAGAGCCATTCCGCAATACAAGATTGGATGATAATGGCGGGACAGCAGTTGCTAACTACGCAGCAAATTCTCTTTTCAGAGCTATTGACAGCGTCAAAGATCCAGAAGTTCTCGATATGAACCTTCTTGTTCTTCCAGGGGTAACACACGAGCCAATCACTAAGTATGCAATGGATATTTGCGAACAACGCGGTGACGCTCTTGCTATCATCGATCTAAAGGGTGGATATCAACCAACTTCAGAAGATTCTTCAAGCGAAGAAACAAGAATTGGTAGTGTTTCTACTACCATTTCAAACATCAAGGCTCGCAACCTAAACACAAGCTATGGCTGTGCTTATTATCCTTGGGTAAAAGTACTTGATACAGAAAGTGGTGCTCCTATGTGGATGCCACCTTCAGTTGTAGCACTTGGAACAATGGCTTCAAGTCAGGAAAGAAGCGAAGTCTGGTTTGCACCTGCTGGTTTTAATCGTGGTGGTCTTTCACTTGGTTCCTCTGGCCTCTCAGTTGTTGGAGTAAGAGAAAAACTAAGCGCAAAACAGCGTGATGCTCTTTACGAGGTGAACATCAATCCAATAGCATCTTTCCCAAGCGAAGGTATTGTTATTTTTGGACAAAAAACACTACAAGCTACACCTTCTGCTCTTGATAGAATCAACGTAAGAAGACTTGTTATTTTCCTCAAAAAGCAAATGTCTATCTTGGCGGCTGGGCTTCTCTTTGAACCAAACGTAGAAAACACCTGGAATCGTTTCCGTAGGCCAGCCACTTCTATTTTGGAAAGTGTAAAAAATGGCTTTGGCATAAGTGACTACAAGCTTGTACTTGATAGAACAACTACAACACCAGAAGAAATCGATAGAAACATGATGTATGCCAAGTTGTTCATCAAACCAGTATATGCTATAGAGTTTATTGGTATTGACTTTGTTATTACAAACACAGGTGCTTCTTTCGAAGATCTTTAAAAATAAAAAAGCAACTATTTAGTAGTGATATAATAGGAGAACTATACACATGACATTCTGGACAGAAAGTAATTTTGAACCAAAACGAGCTTTTAGATTTAAGATCGATTTTGGACCTGGTTCAACAGAGGAGCCAATTAGATATTTTTATCTAAAACAAGCGCGCAAGCCTTCTTTTGAGGTAAACACAGTACAACATAAAGCTGGCGGACGTGAGTTTAACTTTCCAGGAACAGTTCGTTGGAACGATGTGACACTCATCTTTGTAGATGATGTCGAAAACAACACAATACGCAGTTTGGTCGATGTGATAGCTTCTTCTAATTACCCAGATATTCTTGCTGGTGCTGGTAGTGCCTTTACTCCAGAAGGTCTTAGCTTTTTGTCCAAGGATTTAATGACAAAGAATGTCACCACACCATTTTCTTCTCAGGAAAGTGTCAGTTCTGCACAAGTAAAGTTTGATGTGGAGCAACTAAATGCAGAAGGCAATGTAGTAGAACGTTGGAGTCTTTATAATCCTATTATAACAAAGCTTGAAATGGATGAGCTTGATTATGCTAAGGAAGATCTCAGCACTTATACAATAACAGTTAAATATGATTGGGCTTCGTTTGAGGACACTTCTTCGTAAAGGATGTAAATGTCAAAAAACAAACCATTTTGGACAGATAGCAGTTTTGAACCAAAGCAAAGCTTTAAGTTCAAGCTGATATTGTCTTTTGGGAATGAACAAAATCAAGTTTTAGAGATACCATATTATTATGTTGTTTCTGTTGACAAGCCTTCTTTCACAGTAGGACAAAGAACAGGAAAGCTACTAAATGAAGAAAGAAAATTCCCAACAAATGTAACATGGTCTCCTGTTCGCATAGTTTGTATAGATACAGTAGACAATTTGCTTTTGTCTTATTTAAGCACGTTTTTAAACAAAGAAAACGATCAAAACTCTTTTAGGATCGACGAATGGGGCGCACTTTCTTTTCAAAAAAGCCCAACAAAAACTGCAATAAAATTAGACCAAGTTGTGATACAACAGTTAAAAAATGAAGATTCTTTTTTACAAGGAGGCTCAACACAAAACATAGAAGAGTGGACCCTCCATGAACCATGGATTGCAACATTTGATTCTTCGCAGGTTAGTTATTCTAATGAGTCTCTTAATACTTATACTTTTACAATAATTTATGATTGGGCCACTTTAGAACTAAACGGCGTTATACCAGGAGAACAACAGGTTGCAAATAGAACAACTCCAGCCGCAGAAAGAGCAGCCGAAGCTACAGGTGTAAGGCAGCAAGGGAGACCTACACCACTAAATATAGAAGTTGACGATAATTTTTTTCAGCCCGATAAACGATCGACAGATGCATATGATGCTAATCTCAGCCGCAACCGAGGAGATAAATATCGTTCTAACTTACAGAGAAGAAGACTATTGCCAAGAGCCTATGAACTTGGTGATTCTATGACAGCAGGTACTATCCAAACAGATTCCACCGGAAGAACAACTACAGATCCACTGGAGAGATAGTATCTTAATTTTTTAAGCGTTAAAGAAAGGATAGATAATGAGAGACAATGATAACAGAATACAAGTCCCAGTACCAGGGGCTGTTTCTACTGTTCAACAAGGAACGCCTCTTCAGTTTTCAGCACCAACAGAGATAGTTCCGCTTCCTTCACAAGGAAAGTTTTATGGACCAGGCCATCCTTTGCATGGTTGTAGTGAAATAGAAATAAAATTTATGACTGCAAAAGAGGAAGACATCTTAACCTCTAAAGCACTTATAAAAAAAGGTGTTGCAATAGACAGAATGCTGCAAAGTCTTATTATAGACAAAAACGTGAAAGTAGAAGATCTTCTTGTAGGAGATAAAAATGCCTTAACAATAGCAGCAAGAATTTCAGGTTATGGACCAGAGTATGCTGTTTCAGTAACTTGCCCAGAATGTGAAGAAAAAACAAAATTTACTTTTGACTTATCTGAGATGGAACCTACTGAGGTAACAGAACCAAAAAGCATAGGGGCAACTCTAACTGAATCAGGTACTTTCATGTTGCAGCTTATAAAAACAGGTGTAAATGTTGAGTTTAAGCTTTTAACAGGAAAAGATGAAAGCGAAATTTTGACCGAAATGAACAGGACAAAACAAAAAGAGGAAAACCTTTCAACATCACAGTTAAAAAGAATAATTGTTTCTGTTGAGGGCCAGAGAGACAGAGGTCTTATATCCAATTTTGTTGACAACCTACCAGTTGTTGACGCCAAGCTTTTAAGGGGAGTCGTAAAAAGACTTACTCCAGATGTAGACATGAGACAAACATTTAGTTGTTCATCTTGTGGTCACGAAGGTGACATGGAGGTGCCCTTTACGGTCGAGTTTTTTTGGCCTAAGTGATGAATATATACAAAACGTATATGAGCAGTTTTTTATTTTACAATATCATGGTGGATGGAGTTTTATAGAAGCTTATAATTTGCCAATAAAAATAAGAGAATGGTTTCTAAGACGTCTTGTAAAACAAAAAAAAGAAGAATCAGAAGCAATGAAAGCAAAGTAACAAAGGGCCTTTATGGCCCTTTTTTGCTGTGTAACTATTTATTTATATCGAGGGCTTTTAGATGGCGATAGATCCAAATAATATAGAAAAGACAACAAAACTCATACAACAGTTAGAGTTACAACTAAAAGCTTTTACAGAGAAATTAGAAGAGCAATACGAGCTAAACATAGACACGTCTACAGTAGAAAGGTTAGAAGAAACAATAAAAAGCACTCTTACCTTGAACACAAACGTTGTTGATTTACAACAGCGTTCGTTAGATAACATGATAGAAAAACTGAGATTGGAAAACGAAATATTAGATCTAACAAAAGAACAAGAAAAAACAAAATTTACACAAAATACTTTAGATATAGAAAGACTCGAAAAGCTAAAAAACCAAACGGATATCATAAAAGAACAAGCAGAAAGCTCAGAAGCATTACTAAAAAGCAGTCTTGGCATAAAAGATAACGCCATGGTTTATGGAGGGAAACTCCAACAAATCAAAAATCTAAGCCAACTAACTTTAGACGCAGACAAGCAAAGAGTATTGCAACAGCAATTTATAGCATCTACGATTACCTCTATGATAGATGGCGTTTCAAGGTTATCTCAGTTTTTTATTAATATGGCACTTGATGTTGAAAAAGCAGCCAAGAATCTTATGCAGTTTGCTAACTTTTCTTTTGAAGAAGCATCAAGGGGTATAACTCAAGCAGGTGTATCTGCTGCAATTGCAGGAATTCCATTAGAAAACCTTGTTAACGCCATGTCAACACTAAAAAAAGAATTTAGTGACTACACAGAGCTAACAGAAGATCAAAGATCTGAGCTAAATAACTTTGCAGCAATAATGGATAAAATTGGTGTAAATGCTTCAACGCAGGCAATGATATTCAACACAACAACAAAGTCTCTTGGTATCTCTACAGAGCAAACAAAAGGCTTTATAAGTTCTCTCAAAGATTTTGCAACTGAAACAGGACAAACAGTTCAAATGCTTGATAGACAGCTTTCTTCTTCTGCTAATCAGTTGGCAAAGTATGGAGATCAATTTACATCAGTTTTTAGAAGTATGTCTGCAGCTTCTAAGCAACTTGGTATGGATATGAACGAAATGTTTAATATCACAGAAAGGTTTACAACTTTTGAGGGAGCAGCAGAAGCTGCAGCTAAATTAAACGCTCTTCTTGGAAGAGACGTGCTTAACTCGATAGATTTATTAAATGCCTCTATGAACAACCCAATTGAAGCATTTAAAATGTTCAAACAGGCATTAGATGCGTCTGGTATAAGCTTTAATGAGCTTGACAATGGCATGAGACGGACAATGGCAGCTGCTGTTGGTATGTCCGAGATTCAAGCAGGAAAAGCATTTTCACAAGATATAAATCTTTCTGTTGCTGCATTACAAGAACAACAAAAAACAACAGAGCAGCTTGCTCTTGTAAGTTCAGAAATGACTTCTATTATGGATAAATTTAAAAATGCCATGTTGGCTCTTTATCCTATAATAAAACCAATAGTTAATGCGATTGGTTCTTTTGCTGATTTTTTGACAAACACTATAGGGCCAATCGTACAAGCTGCCGAGAAAAATAAAGAACTTGTTTTTGTCTTAAAGTCTCTTGCAGTTGTACTCACAGTTGTTGCTTCTGGTATTTCACTTATAGGTATTGTAGTTGTTCCTTTGGCAACAATAATTGTGTCTTTAGGTGTTTTGTTTGGAGGACTTTCTCTTCAGTCGTTTACGCTTGCCGGTTTGCTTAAAAGCCTTGGGGTATCATTTGGTTCTACAGGGACTGGTGCGTTAAGTAGTATTCCTGGTATCACTACATGGACAACTACTACTGCTACGGCAGGTACTGCAGCTGCGGCTGCGAGTCCAAGTTTTTGGTCTATAGCAGCAGCAATATTGGCAATAGGATTGGCTGTAACAGGCATTCTGTTTGGTATGGCAGAACTTGTAAAGTCTTTTGCCCAAGTTGGTGAGAATGCACTCTATGCACTTGGAGGGCTATTAGCAGCAACGGCTGGAATTGTTGGTCTTGGTTTTGCTCTTGCCAGTCTTTCAGGCATTGGTGCTGCTGGAGCATTTGTTCTTTTAGGTGTTGCAGTATCTGCGGCTATGATAGCTTCTTCTATCAAGTCAGCTTCTGATTCATTGGCCGAAATGTTTGTAAAAATAAATCCTACGATAGTAGCCTTAAAAGAATTGGTTGAACAATTAGACAAAATTGATATAAAAAAATTAGAAGTCCTTGGGAAAATTGGAGGAGTATCTGTTTCTCCTTCGATGCAAACAGCAGCTGCACCTGTTATGGAATTTAGAGTTGGTAATTCTTCACAAAGTGGTGGAGCAGAAAATACTGCATCAACCAGTATGGCACAAGGAAAAGAGCAGAACTCTATAAATGTAACTATTAAAATAGATTCACCAATCATGTTGGATAAAACAAAACTTGGTAACTTCACAACAGAGAAAACAACTTCTCTTCTTGCTTCATTGAGAACTCCTGGGTTAGCTCCAGCAATAGGATAAGGATAGGAATAAGATGCTTATAACGATAAAACATGTTCCAACGAATAAAGAAGTTGCATTTCTACCATATCTTACCAATTTTTCTGATTCTTTTAAGAGCGATTGGCAACAAAACTACGTTATAGGTAGAATGGATCCTATCTCAAATTTCAAAAGAACAACAAGAACCATAAGTATTTCGTTTGATGTATTGCCTATTAGTGTAGAAAACATTAAAGACGCTAAACAAAAAATGGAAGATTTAGCCTCTTTTCTTTATCCTGTTTACAAAGAAATAAAAACGCAAGAAAAAGATAATATCAACGTTAGTGCAGAAGATCTACAAATAACAAATAATACTTTACAGCCAACCACTCAAAATTTATACAAAACTCTAAGACTTTCAACCTCTTTAGAAGAAAGACTAAGGCTTAGACCAAATGTTTCTATTATGTCATCGAGTCCTCTTGTTTCTATTAAGTTTGCAGATATGATAAGCGATAGTAAAGGTGGACCTCTTTATGGATACCTACAGGGTGTAGATATAAATCCTATCCAAGAAATGGGTTTTTATGTAGGAGATATTAAAGGAAAGAATATCTATCCAAAAGGTTACAGTGTGAGCCTTAGCTTTACTGTAATACATAACGAACCTCTTGGTTGGAAAGTGGACAACACAAAAAGAGGTGGTCCTTTTAGGGGTTAAAAGATGCCAGTAACAAGATACAACAAAAGAAAAATAATACAAAATTCAAACGATGTGTATAAAGAACAGTTTGAAAATCGTGGTGTTAGGTATATAGAGCATTACAATACTGCTGTTTACAAGTTTGACGATTCGCAAAAAAATTACAGCTTTGATTTCGTGGAACGTATTTGGAAACAGGGAGATATGCTTTATAAGTATTCTTATCAGTATTATAGTTCTGTAGAATATTGGTGGGTTATAGCGGCTTTTAATCAAAAACCTACTGATTATCACTTTGCATCAGGCGATAGAATTCTTATCCCCTATCCGCTGGAAGATGTTTTGGCATTTTTAGGAGTTTACTAAATGGCTTACAGTGATTTTTGCTCTCCTGTTGTTGGATTTTTCAGAATAACAAGTCCTTTTGGCCAAAGAACAAATCCAATCACAGGGACAGGAACAGTAAATCATTCTGGTTTGGATATCGCTGCACCAGAGGGAACTCAGATTTTTGCCATAGACGACGGTGAAGTTGTTGAATTAAGAAAAGCCTTTGAAGGCAGCAATGCAGGAGAGTTTGTTACTCTTAGACACCAAGGAAATGATGGAATTTATTTTTCTCGTTATTTGCATCTTTATAACGGCTCAACCAACCATATAAGCCTTGGACAATCAGTAGAAAAAGGGCAAGAAATAGGAAAACTTGGCAACACAGGTAGGAGCACAGGAGCACATCTACATTTTGAGCTAACAGATCAAGACAGAAATCCATTTGATCCTTTAGGTTTCATAAACCAAACTTCTGGACAACAAGATGAAACAAACAAAGAAGGATTTTATAGATCAAACAGTTCTGATGATCCACCAGAACCACTTCCTTTTATCGATCCAGATACTTTGCCTCCGGTTCCTTCATTTTCAAATATCTCTACCGAACCTTCAGAAGATACAATTAGTAAAGAAGACGTAGAGGATAGTGCTTTAGCATTTTTTTTGTCCGATATAATACAAAAGAAAAAAGTTACTGATACCGCCGAGAGAATAAGTTTTCAAAACCAATACATCTCTGAAACAGAATACAGTGAACAAAGTATAGATTATGAAGAAATCAATCAACAAAGCCTTGCATACGATCCATATCAAAGCCTTGAAATACCAATAGGAACACAACCGGCAAGCAATATAATCTTTTTGAACGGAGAAGAAAATACGTCTTATTTGCATAATCTTATTTTTTCAAAAGGTTTTGGAAAAAAAGGAAAAGATTTTAGTACAATAACTACGCTTGAACTTTCAAACATGGTTCCTTATGTTGAACTGTATGCTGTAAAACGTTTAGATGATGGTAACCAAATTGAAGTCTCTTTTCCTTTTGATGATTACACAAATAAACAAAACTTAGAAAGTATCTTGCAAGATAAAACAAGTAGGGGTGGCTCTATAGGTATAAGTGATGTAGAGTGGAAAACTTTAGCAACCAATCCAAGTAACTTAGCACAAATCTCATTGCAAATAAAGTTCTACATACAAGACATAAAAGACATTGAAACAAGAAGGAATAACATTTCTCTTTTGGATTTCTTATATCCTGCTGGTTCCAGAAGCAAGGATGATTATGATCCATCCAACTTCAACATAAAGCTTAAAGTTGGATGGGCATACAAAAAAGAATCAAATATAACTTTATCAGAAATAGAACAAAAAATAACTAAACAAGAACTGTCTGAGTCTATATATGCAACACTGTATAAACATGAATTTGAATTTTTAGAAGATGGCGGTGTAGAGTTAACTGGCACTTACATAGGCATGATTGAATCTGAGATAAACCACATAAATACTTATAACATACTGGATAAACTGAATCCACAAAAAAAGGTAAAAGAGAATCTTGTCAATGCTTGGAAAAAAATACTAAAAGAATTAGAGGCATGGGGACCAGAGAGTGTATCGACTTTATCTTCAGATAGACTTACAAGATCAATTATAAGCGAAAAGAATGAGTCAATAATCTCTCAATTGTCGTGGTGGCAAAAAGTACTTGTTTCAGTAGCTGATCCTTACGCAGCAAAATCTGCAGCTATAACTTATGACTATATCACAATCAATAACTTACCAGATGGCAGTACTGCAACTATATATATAGATGAAGATGACAAAGAGGGAACACGAGAAAAAGCAAAAGAAATATTAAAAGAAGCTATTGTACAATATGAAGAAGAACTTATAGATTCTTATAAGGATGGTTTTTCTAATTTGCTTGAACAGTTAGCAGAAAATGGCAATATCCACTATCTATATATACCGGAAGAACAAGTTAGGGTGTTGCAAAAAATTTCTCAATTACCAAAAGATATAGATTACTACCAACTTGAAGATCTAAGAGAAAGCTTGACCTACATCAAGCAGAATATAAGAGAAGAAGCGAACAATATAGAGCCAGAGACTATAAATGAAGCTTTTGATACACAGCAAGAATTAGGCTTTACGGACACAGTGTTAGGAGATGTTAGAGAACTTTTTAATATAAACCAATTTCCTCCTTCAGACAAAAGACATATAAATTCGCAAGAGTTTATAGACAACATAACAACTAATCTTGGGAATTCAACACAAGATAGTATAATTCCTTATACTTTTCTTGGAGACATTATCTCCTATTTTGTAAAATTATTTTTTGAAGAAAAGGATATTCCTACAAACAGTGATCTAAGGATAGTTCTTGGCTCTTTTTCCTATAGAGATATAGGCAGTCTTGACTATGAGAAAAATGTTTACCTTGGAGCTTCTACAACAAATGATGCAACAAATCTTTTTGGTGATGGAGTCCTGTACAAAAAGTTATCGACAAAAAAGAAATATGCCAACCTTTCTGATATACCTATTTCGTTAAAAAGTATGGTTTCATGGTATAACACAAAGATATTAGATGCTGATCTTACAAAGATGTCTTTTCATTCATTTCTAAAGAATCTTGTAAACGATTTAGTTGCGAGTAATCTTGCAAGTAACATTGTTCCATATATTTCAAATAGAAATATCATAACTTCCTTTAACTATCTTACTGTCCCTTTTGACAATGAAATCGAACAGGAATTAGAAAACAACAAAAAAATAACTGGTAAGTATTCAATCGACTTTACAGGCAGAAAATATCAAAATTCAAATTTTTTCAAATTAAGACAAAAACAAGTAGGAAACCAAGAAAAAACAACAATAAAAGAACGAAAAGTAAATTACATGTTTATCTTATCCACGAACGAAAGAAGTACACAACTAAAAGGAGAATATAGCCCAGATCTCGACAAAAGTATTTATCATTTTTACACTGGAGAAGATAAGGGTTTGGTAAAAAAAATAAAATTCAAAAAAGACGATAACAAACAGCTTGATGCTACTAATATTTTAAGAGTAAACAATGGTCAAGCAGAGAGTGCAATCATAAGAAGAATATATCATCTGGACTTAGAGATGTTTGGAAACACAATTTTTGAACCAGGGATGTTGTTCCATGTATCTCCTACTTTTCCAGGTGCAAGATTACAAAGTCCTGTTCTTTATGACATAGGTCTTGGAGGTTACTATAGGGCCTATGAGATTTCAAGCTATATAAACAAAGAAGAATTTGGAACTCAGATAAAAGCTCATTGGCAACTTTCTGGTAAAGACGAAACAAAGGAAGAGGATGAGATATTCAGAGTCAGAGGCATAGACTAGTGAAAAAAGTAAACAACATAAGCAACCTTTCTGCAGAACAAAGAATTATTTCTTCTTTACCACCAACTCCTACTAAGAAAAACAGCAGAGCTTCGTTTAACACAGAAGCAGTTTATCAATACAATATTCAAAAAAAAGTAACAACACCTCTTTTCAATAAAAACTATGGAGACGTCCTTTATGGAAAACTTGATTACAACAATGATGTTGTTTTACCTATTGGGCAAAACCTAAAACAAATACAAATAGTAGAAAACGGTCCTTTTTGTCTTTCTTTTGTTACTGATGCCTATGAAGACTTCTTTACCGTTTGGTCAAAATACATACAGGAAGGGAGAGTTTTAGATACACCAGACTTTAAAGCAGTAGCTTTGTCTGGACACCTAAATTTCGAAACCGTCTATGAAGAACAATTAGATCTACATTATGATCTTTTTTTGAATTATATTTTTCAAGCAGGGTTACGAGATAAAATTACTGATTTTGATGAATTCTTAAGATATTTTTCTATCTATCTGTCCTCTTCTTCCTTTTCTAATCCGATAAATGCTTCCTCTTTTGTTAGAAGTAAAAACTGCTCTCCTTTGGTTAGTGGAATGCTTATAAGTCTTTCTAACCAGCCTTTGAATGATGAGACAAAAAATAATTGGATAAACCACCCCAACTTCCAACTTCTAAATGAAACAGCAAATCTCTATGGCTTTATAGTTGACAAAAACATCCCTTGGCATCTATACTATAACCTACGCTCACCTGCTTCTGCGATCTACCTAGAGCGTTATACCACAAGAAACTCTGTTTTTAAAGATCTTTTTCTCAAAGTCGATGATTACGACTTTTATTTTTTACAAAAAGCAACCTATGATCTCTACACAAGGTTTACAGAAAGATACCCACAATATAAAGAAACATTTTACAAGGTTTGTTCAGATAGTACAAGATCAAAAACAATTTTTTCTGAAAGAGAAAGGTTTGACCAAACAACTATAAAACAAATATTATCATCCCCTCCGACAGAAAAATGGATAAGATTTTATTGCTTTGTTAGATGCTGCGAACAGAAATTACCATGGGACCAAAAAAAGTTTGACAGCTTGTCACAGGACGTGTATAGTCTCTCATCTGAGCTTGACAAAGAGCAGGCGATCAGGTATCTAAACAAAACCTTATCTGATGCCAAAATAGAACCTTCTACGAATATAAGATTCTTGTTTTAAGAGGTAAACGTGACATTTGTAATGTTGGACAATAAGGAATGGTGTAAAGGTATTTACCATAAAGGTCAATTGCATTACGATAACATTCCACAAGAAATCAGTAAAACATGGAAATACGCTACTTTTTTGAAAAATAAAAAAATAAAATATGCTTCGTTGTATACTCATGGGAAAACTATGAGCGAAGTATGCCCAGATAATATGAAACAAAGATGGGACACTTACACAAAAAAACTAATGGCTTATCACAAGTCTTTCAAAACTTCTAAAATAGATTTAGAAGAAAACTGTTTTTTTGACCTTGTTCCACAGCAATTTCTCTTAGAACTCTGTGAGCAAAAAGTTAAAATTATTGATTTTGTGATTTCAAATTTTGAAAAGCCAGAAAACTACGAACACTTGTTAGAGATACAAAAGTTAATAACCAGCATTTCAGAAAGAAAACTCAAATTAAACTTTAATAATTTGCCTAATTCTTTACTCCTGCCTAAGAACAGTTCTGTCTTAACCAAATTAAAATTTTCCAAACCATATGTGTCCTATAACATGTTTGGAACAAAAACAGGCCGGCTAACCACTATCAATGGCACTTTCCCGATCCTTACTCTTAAAAAAGAATTTCGGAAAATCATCGAACCTTCCAATGATCTATTTGTTGAATTTGATTATAACGCAGCAGAACTAAGAACTCTTATCTCTCTTTCAGGTGAGTCTCAACCTCTTGAAGATATTCATGAATGGAATTCTAAGAGACTTGGAATCGATAGGGAAACAGCCAAGCAGCAAGTATTTGCTTGGCTTTACGGATCAAAAAAAGTGGATTACCACAAATTTGAGAAAATTTTTAGTCTTGACAAGATTTTTTGTGATCAGTATAATG